CCTTGCCGAAGTGCTCTACAGGGAACACTTCGGCAGTGCTCCTGCTGCTTCCAACCTAGGAAAAACCATGCAATCGATGATCCAAATCTTCAAGCTCGATGAGGTCAAAAAAGGCACCTCCAAAAAGACTGGCAACCCGTACGAAATTCACACTGCCCAGGCCGCTCTGATCGATGCCACGGGCAACGTCGACACGGTGGGCGTCTTGGACATTCCGCCCGATCTGCGCGGCAAGGTCATGCCTGGGAAGTACTCCGGCACCTTCGCCATGAAAACGAATTTTCAGACGGGTCGCATTGAGGCGGTTCTCACCGGCCTTACTGCCCTGGTTCCAGTGCGGGGCGCGTGATGCTGCGTCGGGCTCTGGCTGTGCTCATCTTCGGCCTGTCGTGCGGCGCGTCGTGGGCTGGTTGGGGTTCGATTCAGTACGGCCCTTATGACGCGGAAGGCATTTACTCTCTTGCCGATAGTCCTGAGGCGCTGTGTCAGAAGTTTTCTGATCGGGTGTACGTCGAGGCCGATTGGGGTTTCTCTCGTATGTATTTCAAATACGAAAACCCCCATGGGCCTTCTGGCGGTATGCCCGTTTGTGCGATGTACTCAGACGCGGCGCTTACCGAGTCCTGGGGCGATTGGTTCGCCATCATGGATTGCTCTGTCCTCCCTAACCCTTTTGGTTCTTCGTGGGTGTGCCCTAGTGCTGATCAGCTAGGTTGGGGTGTTGAGTCGTTCGGGCCTTGGTCTACAGAGGATTCTTCTATGTCAGTCGGCTGGATAACAGATTTATCCCCTGAGCAGGGGGGTCAGATCGCAGGTGCCATCCTGGCGATTTGGGCGTTAGGGTGGGCGTTTCGCACGGCCATTCGGGCGCTAAAGACAGTGGATGGCGAAACAAACCATGAAAGTGAATCATGAAACTCGTGCAAACCTCGCGCGCCCTGAGCGCGTTCGCCCTGGGTGCTCTGCTGTCGGCCCAGTCTTTCGCCGCTGCCATCGACGTCGAGGACGTCGTGACCGATATCGGCGCCCAGATCGCCCCGATCGCTGCCATCGGCGGCGCGGTGCTGCTGGTGTTCGTTGCCGTCAAGGCCTTCAAGTGGGTGCGCCGCGCCCTGTCCTGATCGGTTGATCGGGGCACCCTCGGAGACGTCCGGGGGCTTTTCCAAAGCATCGTGTTCGGTGCTTCGCAAAAGGGGGTTCCATGGGCCTTTTCGTCATCATCGCAATCTTGGGGGCCGCGTGGCTTATCTTCAGCGCATAGCGTGTGCTCTGCTGGTCATCTTCTCCCCTGTCTGGGCCTGGGCTGCTGACTGCTTCCAGTACTCGACGCGTACGGCCTATAGCTCCAGCACTTCCGATAGCGGGGATCGTTACTCCTGGGTGCCGACTCAAACGATGGCTTGCAACCTCGCTGCACAGTCTGCCAAAGATTACAACGCGGGAAACCCTGGATGGGACCCAATCACACCGGTCGGCATTCTTAACGGGGCGGAAGGTTCGGCTACGTCGTGTACGGTCCAATACACTGCGGCAGGTCAGACTTATAACTATTTCTCTGGCGGCATCGTCATGCGGACAGTTGAATGTCCGACTGAATGTCCTTCAGAGTTCGCCAAGCTCCAGGCCAGCATCACCTCCGTTAAGGAGAATCTGTCGCTGACCACTGCCCAGGCCGTCGCGCGTGCTTCTGCCCTTTCGGGTGGCGTCAAAGAGTGCTCTTATGATGGCTGCGTCATCACTCGGTCGCAAGCTGCCTGCGGCGGTGTGGCTGGCGTTTGGCGCTGCGAGCTAAGCGGCGGGGCCGCTACTGCCGAATCGTGCAGTACCCAAGACGAGAATCTCGGGTTGATCGGTATCACGGTCACGTCTGCGCCATCTGTCACAGCAACCGGCACGGTGACAGCTACCGCCCCAGGTGCTGGCTATTGCCCTGGTACGGTCAACGGCGTTACTGTGTACGTCAAGTGCACCGATTCTGTGGGCGTGTCGACGTCGACAAGCTCCGTCACGGCTGGCAGTGTCACGAGTACGACGACAAGCGAAACGACTACGGTATGCGCGGGGGCCACGTGCACCAGTACGGTGACGGGGACGACGACAAGTTCAGTCACGGGCGGCACTACCACGACAAGCGTCGGCACGGTCACAAAGGTGGAAACCGCGCCACAGAATGCCTTCTGCGTTGACAACCCCAATTCATCGATCTGCAAGGCGTCCACGTTCTCGGGTACGTGCTCCACCGATTTCACGTGTGACGGCGATGCCGCCATGTGCGCCGCCGCCCGTGCCACCAATGCGCAAAACTGCCTTCTCCGTCAGGATTCCCCTGAAAAAACCGTTTATGAGAATGCGGTTGCGGCTGGCTCTGTCACTGGCCTGGGTTCGTCTACGGTTTCGATAGGCTCCGGCAATTTCAGTCAGGCCAATGCGCTTGCCGTCTCGGGCTGCTTTACCGACAAGACCTACACGATATCGGTTGCGGGCGTCTCCAAAACCGTGACTATCGCCTTCTCCACCATCTGCCCCTATGCCGCGAACCTCGGTGATCTGCTCGTCGGGTTGTCGATGTTGATGGCCATGGGCATCGTCTTCCGTCGTTCATAGGGGGCCGTCATGCCTGCTTTCGTTGCTGCCTTGCTCGGTGGCTTGATCAACATTGCGGCAACCCTCGCGGGCCGCGTCCTGGTGTCGCTGGGCTTCGCTGCGATCACGTACACGGGCCTTTCTGCCACGTTGGACTGGCTCAAAGATCAGGCGATCACTGCTATGCAGGGCCTGCCTGCTGATGTGGTCTCCATGATGGGTTATATGAAAGTCGGCGTCGCTATCAGCATCATTGCCAGTGCCCTGGCTACCCGGATGCTTCTCGAAGGCCTATCCGCTGGCGGTTCAATCTCCAAGCTCGTCAAGCAATGAAAAGCCTTTTCCGCCAACTAGGTTTTCTGTACCTGCGCACCGGGGCCAATGGCTCGGGCAAAACCTTGTTCACCCTCAAGGATGTGCGCGAGAAGCAACTCAAGGAAAACCGCCCGGTTTGCTACAACGGTCGGTTTGATCTGGTCGCAAATTTCGGTTGGAAAAAGATTGACGCCAAAGACTGGCAGCTAGAACCTGACGGCACCATCTTTCTGTTCGATGAGGCCCACAACGATTTTCCGAAGCGTGGCACCTCTGAGGCTGTCCCCGATCATGTCAAGATGCTGGCAGAGCATCGTCGGCGTGGCTTCGATTTCTACCTGATCACGCAACACCCCATGAACCTGGATGCCTTCGTCCGGCGTCTGATCGGGGAGCCCGGTTGGCATTCGCACTTGAAGCGGACCCCTGGCGCTGCGATGGTCAGCGAGCTGCGTTGGGCCGCTGTCAATCCCCAGTGTGAAAAGCCTGGGTCGGGTCAGACTGGGGAGGTTACCATGCGCCCCTTTCCTAAAGAGGTCTACGCCTGGTACAACAGTGCAACCCTGCACACGGCAAAGCCAAAGCTCCCTCGTGCTGTCTGGATCGCCCTGGCCTGCCTCCTAGCTGTGCCCGTGCTGGGGTATAGCGCCTTCTCGTCCTTCACTGCGTCACTTGATGGCAAGAAAACCGCTCTTGGCGCTCCCCAGGCTGGCGCTTCTGCCCCTCGGCTGGGCAGGCCAGTGCCAAACGGATCGCGTGGCGTCTTCCAGGCTGGCCCTGGCGGCATGTCCGGTGCTGACTACGTGGCGGCGCGGGTGCCTCGCATTGCCGGGTTCTCTCACACTGCCCCTGCTTTTGATGCTGTCACTGCCCCAGCCGTAGCGCCCTACCCTGCCGCATGCGTCAGCGGCAAGAATCGGCGTCTCGGCAAGGATGAGTGCGCCTGCTACACGCAGCAAGGCACGCGGCTACAGGTGCCATCTGACGTGTGCGGGCAGATTGTTGCCAATGGGTTCTTTATTGAGTGGCAACAACCTGTCCATGCTGCCGCTGTGGCCGTCGCGTCTACTGTCGTTGACTCGGTGCCTGTTCGGCCTGAGCCTGCCCCGCTGCTTGTTGCGGCGTCTCCTGCGGGTAGTGCCCTGCCTGCCCCTGCTGTGACCCCTGCACAAGCTCGATCAGCGGCGTCTGTCACGGCGTTCAATGCTCTGGTCCAGACGAGGCCCGATGACTCCGGCGCAGTGCAGCTCGGTGCAATGCTCGGTGCTATGCGGCGCGGCGAGCGCATCCTGCCGTGAGTGGCAGCTCTAGCAGCGCGGCGCGGACCTTCCTGGCTAGCTCTCGCGTTGCCTTCTGCTTTTGTTTCAGCCATTGCGGCGCCGGTGTCGTTGGCGGCGTTTTCCTGCGCTGCAACAGCCTGCGCCATATCGTCCGAAGTGTCGGCGTGAGGTCGTCGAAGTATTGCGCCGTCGCGTCGAGGCGCAGCTCTAGCTGGTTCAGCAGTGCCTCTGGGAATTTGCGGAAGTTGGCTGCTATCACGTTTGAGATACCTTCAGCAGTCGCTTCCTCGCTCCCCCGCAGGGCGGGGGCGGGGGGGGTGGGTTGCGTCATAGGCGAGAAAAATCCGGGATTCCCCGGATCGCGAAAAAAAAGAAACCCCCGTTGCGCCCCTCGCATCAGCACGGGGTCAACGGGGGTTTCTTTCGCGATTTGGGGAAGCTCGGATTTTTCAGGGTGTAGCCCTGCCGTCCGTCACTTGGCGTGTCAGAGCGAAGCGGCAAGCCGTAAGGCGACTGGCGCGGCAAGTGCAGGCGGGGCGGGCCGTAGAGTGCGCCTCTGCTCGCTAATCGTTTCTCCTGGGCTTCTCTGTCAAGGCTGCGAGAGCGGACGCGAGCCGAAAGCCGTAGGCTCGGCCGCGGCCGCGAAGCGGCCGCTAGATTTATCCCTAGGACACATTGGCACAAAGGGGGTTGTGTGAATCGGCTTTATGGGCAGTTCTCTCTTCCTCGTGGGGTTTGGATGTTCGTCCATTCCTGCATTCGTGGCGCTGGCGGCTTGAATGTGATGGCCCTGTCACGAAACCCACAGGTCAGGGCTGAGCGTCGCGCGTAGCGACAAAAAGGTGTGCCCCGCGCGGACGGCAATCCACCGGGGCACTTGACGGCAACAGAACTAGGGGCGCTGCCAGTGCTGAAAATTGTAGACGGAATTCCCTTTCTGGGCCAATCCACCGGGCAGTACCGCGTCAAGGTTCACGAGCTGGGCAACGGCCACGTGGAAGCGTCAGCCTCCCGCGTCATTGAGTGGAAAGAGGCCGATTGGTCTGCGCAGGTCATGGAAGACCATCTAGAGGTCGTGCGCCAGTACCGGGAAGAGAACCCGGAGGAGGTCGAAGCCCGGAACCGCGACAGGGCTGCCAGACGGGCTAGAACCCGTGTCAGGCGGCTCTGCAAGTGCATGGGGGCCGATACCCTGCTCACGCTGACCTATCAAGCCCTGGAGGCCCAGCTCACGGCGGCCAAAGCGGACTTGAAAGAGTTCAATCGTCGCATGCTGCGGGTGCTGCCTGGATTCCGGTTCGTGGCCTGTTTCGAGCTGCAAAAGCGCGGCGCGTGGCATATGCACCTAGCGACGGCCGGCCTGCCCACGCACTTTGAACGGGTCAACAACTCCGGGCAGGTCTACCGCGTCAAGTCATTCGACGTATTCCGGGCCGTCTGGCGCTCCGTCACGAAAGACAAGGGTGGCAACGTGGACGTTGCCCGGCGCAAGCGCAACAGCCAGCGCGGCCCGGCCAAGATTGCGGCGTACATCGCAAAGTACATCGGCAAGGCTTTCACCGACGGCATGGAAGCTGGCACAAACCGGTGGGCCAAGTATGGCGATGTCGAAACCCCCCTTGTGGTGGACCACGGCATAGTCGGCAGCCTGCTCGATGCTCTCGGTATCGTCTATGCTGCCGCTGACGGTGCGGCGGGCATCCATGAAATAGCCACTCGGGCGCTAGATCGGTGGCAAGACTGGTTTTTTCTTGCGGCTGAACGGCCGCGATTAATGAAAAATCCGCATCAATCGCAGGCATGAAAAAGGCCCCTGTCGGGGCCTGTGGAAGTGTGTTTCTGCGATGAGCTTTGCGAGCGCGTAGTCGCTGCCAGCTCGTGCGCTCGCTGCATCAATCAGGCGGTTGATTCGCTCCAACGGGTTGATTTGTGTATCCATGGCGGTTACGCTCCTTGTCAGTAACCCGATTGACTACGTTACAGAACCGGTTACAGGAGTGATTATGGAACTGCAGACTTCCCGTGTCGATGCGCGTCGGGCATCGGTCCCCAGGGGCCAAACCCGGCTGTCGAACCTCGATTCCTCCGGGTTTCGGATCGTTCGCAAGGGCTCGTTGGTCAGCTATGGCGGGCTTCGCCTCCGGGTTTGGGAGGTTCGCACCGGGTACTTGATCGGATACCCGGTCGCCATCGATGGCACGGAACGGCGCTCCGAGTACGAGACCCTTTCCTGTCACTGCGTCCAGGTGCTCGCATGAAGCCCCTTCCTCTGCGTTCGGTCCCCTGGCGCGAACACGTCTTCCTTTGGGTCGAGGTCGCTTGCTATGTGGCTTGCTGGCTCCTGGCGACGTGGCTCCTCGCTGAAATGCACGCGTACTAATGAACCTTGCCGAAGTGCTCTACAGGGAACACTTCGGCAGTGCTCCTGCTGCTTCCAACCTAGGAAAAACCATGCAATCGAAGATCCAGATTTTCAAGCTCGATGAGGTCAAAAAGGGCACGTCGAAAAAGACCGGCAATGCCTATGAAATCCACACCGCCCAGGCCGCGCTGATCGACGACGCGGGCAACGTGGACACGGTGGGCGTCCTCGATATCCCGCCCGATCTGCGCGGCAAGGTCACCGTGGGCAAGTACACGGGGACCTTCGCCATGAAAACGAATTTCCAGACTGGGCGGATCGAAGCTGTCCTCACTGGCCTGACGGCCATGGCTCCGGCGCGGGGTTCGTGATGCTGGTGCGGCTGCTGGTCCTGTGGCTGTCGGTGTGCGCAATGCCCTGTTTCGCGGGGTATGCGTCCACGGTCCAGGGCTCAGTCGCTGCGGATACGGTCTACCTCACGGGTGCGACCGCTTCGGAGCTCTGCGCGAAGTTTGACCGTCTGCGCTTTCGGGCTGACTGGTACACGTACGAGCGTGGGTTTTTTGTCTACGTGCCTGCGGCGTCGTCCGGGCCTGATCAGTGCGTTGGGTATGCGGAAGCGGACCGCGCCCAGGTGTGGGTGGGTTTTGACGTGATGGATTGTGAACAGCCGAATGCGGTCAATCCTGCCTGGAGTTGCGCCACGTCGGATGTTCCCTCTGTTGGGACCGACAGTGGCGTGACCGATTTTGTTGCTGCGGGCCCCAGTCTCGGCGGGTCTGGAGGTGGTGATATGTCTTTTGGTTGGTTAACAGATTTGTCCCCTGAACAAGGGGGCCAGATAGCAGGTGCCATCCTGGCTGTCTGGGCGCTTGGTTGGTGCTTTCGGGTGCTGATCAAAACGCTAAAAACCGTGGATGGCGAAACAAACCATGAAAGTGAATCATGAAACTCGTGCAAACCTCACGCGCTCTGAGCGCGTTCGCTCTGGGTGCTCTCCTGTCGGCCCATTCCTTCGCCGCCGCCATCGACGTCGATGACGTCGTTACCGACATCGGCGCCCAGATCGCCCCGATCGCTGCCATCGGTGGCGCGGTGCTGCTGGTGTTCGTGGCCGTCAAGGCCTTCAAGTGGGTGCGCCGCGCCCTGTCCTGATCGGTTGATCG